GAGACAATACACTAGTAAATGTAGTAAGCAATCATAAAGAAAATTATATCAAAGTAACAAATTCTGAAATAACTATGAAATTAGGGGAAATAGATGCTACAGGAGACAATACATTATTAAATGTAGTAAGCGACCATAAAGAAAATTATATCAAAGTTAAAAATTCTGAAATAACTATGAAATTAGGGGAAATAGATGCTACAGGAGATGATACATTATTAAATGTAGTACGCGACCATAAAGAAAATTATATGAAAGTTAAAAATTCTGAAATAACTATGAAATTAGGGGAAATAGATGCTACAGGAGATGATACATTATTAAATGTAGTACGCGACCATAAAGAAACTAATATGAAAGTAACAAATTCTGAAATAACTATGAAATTAGGGGAAATAGATGCTACAGGAGATGATACATTATTAAATGTAGTAAATAATCATAAAGAAAATTATATGATAAAACGCGCCCTCGAATCTAGTATGAAATTTGGGGAAATAAATGCTACCAGTATGACAGGTAATGCTGTAATAAATGAATTGAATGAGAATATACACAGAAAAGAACAGCCTGAACCCGAATTAGGAAAAGAAGAGAAATTAAGAAATCAAGAGATAGAAATCCCCTTAACATTACTACAACTAACAAAACCAATAATAGAAAATGTATATCAAGAAAGATACAACAATAATATTTATGCTACTGGTTTGGGTGATTTTATTCGCGGTTCCTACTTTTTATTAGAGTTTTGCGATAATCATAATATTCCTTGTAATATAAACATTTTAAATCACCCAGTGTCTCAATTTTTCGAAATGTATAAAAATAAACAACCCCTTGTTTATAACAATGTTAACAAGTTTGAACTAACAAATTTCAATCCACACATTTCACATGAAAACATCATAACAAATATAAGCAGTCCTTCGATTAACGACGACCTTATTAAGTATTTGAGTAAACAGAGCGTATTCAACAAAAAACTATATATATACACCATTGCTTATCCGGCTTCAATAATTCCCCAAAAACACAAAGAATACATGAAACGCATTTTAGCACCTAGCATGCGAATAAAATTCTTGGTCGGCAAGATGTTATCAGACCTAGAACTGATTAGTAAAAACTTTACCATTATTCACATTAGATACGGAGACGATTTTTTAATTCAACATAAAGAAAAATTTAAAAAATCTCATTTAGAAATGATACAAAATACACTAGACAACCTAAATTTAAATACAAAATATTTACTGATTTCAGACAACACTAAATTGAAAAATTACCTCTCCTTAAAATATCCCTTCCTTAAAATACATTTAAATGAAATCACTCATACTGGAGAGGGTATACAACTAGAAACTAACAAATTACAAAATACGATGATTGATTTTAATTTGTTTGCTCGTGCGAGCAATGTTATCGCCTTTTCAGTTTATCCGCACGGAACTGGGTTCAGTCGATGGGCTTCGGAGACCTATTCGGTGCCTTATAGCTGTAAGCATTTGGATTAAAATTAAGCCGAATATGTTTGGACCCATGTCCAAAACGGACCATTTGTAACAGTTATATTATATACTGGCATGCAAATAAATGTTATTGTTAATGGTACAGTTATATAATATGCATCACCACCATAAGCGGCAGTTATGACGTCATTTCCTGCATTAGCGTATTGATTTTTTAAGAAATAATAAGCATACGCATTCGTTTTTCCTTCCAGTGTTGTTACTACGCATACTCTAGGTTCACCTGATCCTATTTGATTCTTCCTAAAAGTTACAGAACATCCACTATATTTTTCTGACGGATTTGGTAAATACCACCCCCAATAATTATAACTATTATAGGCACTGACTGAGAATATAAATACATTTTGACTCATGTCTAACGCCTTAGATACTGGAATTGCGCTTGATTCAGGGTTAGAATATGAATAGTTTTCTGAATTATTATCAAAGTAGCCCGCAGATACATTTTGATACAAATTAGCACTCATCAGCCCATAAATCTTAGTAGTTACAGTGTCTGTGTTGCCAATAACAGTTTCATTATTACCGGTTCCAGAAGACGGTTGCGCATTATATCCAATACAAATATTATTAGAACCAGAGGTTATTGTTGTACCGGCATGCGCTCCTAGAGCTGTATTTTGTATTCCGGTTATATTTTCGCTTAACGCGTAGCGTCCTACTGCGGTATTTTCTGTTCCATTATTAGTAAATAATGCATTGTTTCCAACCGCGACATTGTAGCTTCCACCTGTGTTTCCGTATAACGCACCCAATCCAACTGCGGTATTTTCTGTTCCAGTTTCATTACTAGCCAACGCGTTTTGTCCTAGCGCGGTATTATAGGTACCAGTGTCATTTTGATTTAACGCACTGTTTCCAAATGCGGTATTATCGTTCGCAGTATTTTTTTCTAGCGCACCTGTTCCGACTGCGGTACAGTTGTATCCGGCAATATTTTGGTTTAACGCGCTGGTTCCAACTGCGACATTATTGTTACCATTAATGTTATTAATATTTTGTAACGCATTTGTTCCAATGGCGACATTATTGACACCAACCGTATTCTTATATAACGCGCAAATTCCAACTGCGACATTACTGTTACCAGTGTCATTACTATATAACGCACTGGATCCAACTGCGACATTATTGTAACCAGATGTATTTTGGTTTAACGCATTGTTTCCAACTGCGGTATTGTTATCGTAGGTATTATTTTGTAACGCACCTGTTCCGACTGCGGTACACTCTTTTCCGGCAGTATTTTGATATAGCGCGTAGTGTCCAACTGCGACATTACGGGTACCAGTGTCATTTTGATATAACGCGCTGGATCCAACTGCGGTATTATGGGTACCAGTGTCATTCCTATATAACGAGCTGGATCCAACTGCTGTATTATTGGAACCAGATGTATTTTTGTTTAGCGCATTGCCTCCAAATGCGGTATTATCGCTTACGGTATTATTTTGTAACGCACCTGTTCCGACCGCAGTACAATAGTTCCCGCCTGTGTTTCCGTATAACGCATTTAATCCAACTGCGACATTATTGAGACCAGTTTTATTTTGGTTTAACGCACTGTTTCCAAATGCGGTATTGTTATCGTTGGTATTATTTTGTAACGCACCTGTTCCGACCGCAGTACAATAGTTCCCGCCTGTGTTTCCGTATAACGCATTTAATCCAACTGCGACATTATTGAAACCAGTTTTATTTTGGTTTAACGCACTGTTTCCAAATGCGGTATTGTTATCTACGGTATTATTTTGTAACGCACCTGTTCCGACCGCAGTACAATAGTTCCCGCCTGTGTTTCCGTATAACGCATTTAATCCAACCGCTATATTATTGGAACCAGTTGTATTATTTTGTAACGCATATGGACCTAGTGCGATATTATTTGTTCCAGTTTGATTATAAAGTAATGCGACGGTTCCTATCGCTGTATTGTTATTTGCTGTATTATTTTGTAACGCACTTGTTCCAACCGCGGTATTATTTTCACCAATTTTATTCGATGATAACGCATTTGTTCCAACTGCTGTATTTTGCTTCCCGATTGAATTTGTGTTTAATGCTCCTGTTCCAACTGCGGTATTGTTTGATTCGGTATTATTTCTTAACGCACCTGTTCCGACCGCGGTACAGTTGTCTCCGCCTGTGTTTCCGTATAACGCATTCAGTCCTAGCGCGACATTATTGTCACCAGTTGTATTACTGCCCAACGCACTTTGTCCAACTGCGGTATTGCTTAATCCCATTGTATTTTGGTTTAACGCATTCAATCCTAGCGCGACATTATTGTCACCAGTTGTATTATTTTGTAACGCACTTTGTCCTAGCGCGGTATTGTTGTTACCAGTTATATTTTGGTTTAACGCGTAGTGTCCAACTGCGGTATTGCTTACTCCTATTGTATTCGCAAATAACGCATTCCCGCCAACCGCGACATTGTCGCTTCCACCTGTGTTTCCGACCAATGCACCCAATCCAACTGCGACATTATTGTTACCAGTTTTATTACTAGCCAACGCGTTTTGTCCTAGCGCGGTATTATACTGTCCAGTTGTATTTTGGTTTAACGCATTGTTTCCAAATGCGGTATTATCGTTCGCAGTATTTTTTTCTAGCGCACCTGTTCCGACTGCGGTACAGTTGTATCCGGCAATATTTTGGTTTAACGCGCTGGTTCCAACTGCGACATTACTGTAACCACTAGTATTTAAATTTAACGCGCTGGTTCCAACTGCGACATTATTGTAACCAATTGTATTTGTATATAATGCGATGCATCCTATCGCTGTATTATAGTTGCCTTTATTATTTTGTAACGCGCTTGTTCCGACCGCGGTACAGTTGACTCCGACTGTATTTTCGTATAACGCATTTAATCCGACTGCGACATTATTCGAACCAGTTATATTTTTGTTTAACGCACTTGAGCCAACTGCGGTATTAGCATAGCCTTCGGTATTCGTAAATAACGCATTTGACCCAATGGCGACATTAGCCTCGCCGTCGGTATTCGAATATAATGATTGTAATCCAACCGCGACATTACTGGAACCAGTTTGATTTTTGTTTAACGAATTCGAACCAACTGCGGTATTGTTGAGCGCGGTATTATGTTGTAACGCACCTGTCCCGACTGCGGTACAATCGTTACCAGTTTGATTATTGTATAACGCATTTAATCCAACTGCGACATTACTGGAACCAGATAGATTATTGTATAACGCATTTAATCCAACAGCGACATTATTGTCACCAGCCGTATTCTGATATAACGATTGTGTTCCTAGCGCTGTGTTGTCATATCCACCAGTATTATTAAATAATGCACTTACACCAACCGCGACATTATTTGTTCCAGCGTCATTATTATATAATGCGTTGAATCCAAATGCGGAATTGTTGTTTACGAGATTTTCTTTTAACGCACCTGCTCCGACCGCGGTATTATTAATTCCTTCTTTATTTGCCTGTAACGCAGCTGTACCAACTGCGGTATTATTGGTTCCAATTTCATTCAATGATAACGCACTTGTTCCAACTGCGACATTATTGTCACCAGTTTTATTTTTGGTTAACGAATTCGTTCCAACTGCGGTATTAGCATAGCCTTCGGTATTCGAATATAACGCATTTGACCCAATGGCGACATTAGCCTCGCCGTCGGTATTCGAATATAATGATTGTAATCCAACCGCGACATTACCGTAACCAGATGAATTCGTAAATAACGAATTTAACCCAACCGCGACATTACCGTAACCAGATGAATTCGTAAATAACGAATTTGACCCAACCGCGACATTATACTTTCCAGTTGTATTCTGTTGTAACACGGCAACTCCGACTGCGGTATTAGTGTCTACAGAAGCAGCCCCTTTGCCAACAGTTAATCCATTAATAAGAGCATCTTTAGCTCCAGTGTTTAACGCATATGGTCCTGTTCCGCCGGTGATGCCGACAAAAGACAAAAAATCTAGATTAGGATCTACAGATACAGTGTTTCCATTTTTGATTAATAAACCTTGTTCAAAATAATAACTACTGCTGTTTAATACTTGATATATCAATATATCAGTGCCAACTATATTTTTTAAAGGCTCGGATATAACAGCAGGATCTGGATTATATTCAACAAATGTTTTATTTCCATTTGTAGCTCCATTTTCAATAAATGTAGCGGTAGCTATAACATTATCATTCTCCCCACAATCAGCAGCTCTTTGCCAAGTATTAAGATCCGAGTCAGCAACAATATATATTCCATTTTGTACTCCATTAGATACCGGAGATTTAGATTGATCTTTAACTAATACTCTGTCACCTGATTCAGTTGGATATCCATCAATTATTAGAGTTCCTTTTAACTCGGTTATTGGCCCCGTTGTCGCGCATTTACATTCTGCTACAGGCTTGATTCCCGATGCGACAGAGTCGACATATGATTTCGGAACAATGCTCATCCTGTTAAAATCTTTAATCTGTTGTGTGATAGCAGCGTCAAAAGCTGCGAGAGTAATGTCAGCAAAAGTGATTTTTGCGGTTCCTGGAACCACTACCGTAGTAGCGGGAATAGTCGTGGTCTCAACATTCCATGATGGCTTACCTAACATAATTTGATTGCTGTCAGTAATTTGTGCTCCATAACCAACCGCAGTTGAATATTGAATTAGATGACCACTGGAATCAGTTAGTGCTCCTAAAAAAGTATTGTTATTTCCGGGATAATTTACAGCAGAATTGTAGCCAATTGCGGTGACCGCATTAACAACACTATCGTAATTTGTTCCAGATAATGCGTTAGATCCAACAGCTGTATTTTTATAACCAGTTTCAGTCAAATTTAAAGCATTTACTCCAATAGCCACATTATCATCTCCTGCCTCATTTTTAGTTAAAGCATTAGTTCCTACCGCGACATTATTGTTGCCACTGCCATTTTTGAACATAGAGTTCGCGCCGATTGATGTATTATTCTCCGCATCGGCATTAGTATATAAAGCATTATCACCAACAGCAACATTATTGTAGCCTATGTTATTTCTATACATAGCATTATAACCAACTGCTACATTTTTATAACCAGTTTCATTTTTTCGTAATGCATTGTTTCCAAATGCTATATTTTCGGAACCAGTATTACCATCATAGGAAAGTAATTCTCTCAAAACATTAAAACCAACTCCTGTGTTATTTGTATATTGACCAGTAGGAATAGATGAAGTTTCAGGATTAACCAATATATTCAGGCCTGCGCGTTCGATACTTCCAGTTAAGCCACCCCCAGTACCAGTGGCGCCAGTTAAACCTAGTTCGGCTGCGGCGATCTGGCCATCGACATACGCTTTTGTTACTAAATGATTGGCTTGAGTTGCGTAATGTGTTGACAAAACAGGACCAGAAAAAATAGCACCAGAACTGACAATATCCCCGGTTGTAAGACCGGCACTAACAATATTCCCAGTAGAAAGACTATCACCAACAATATTCCCAGTAGAAAGACCAGTGCTAACAATATTCCCAGTAGAAAGACTATCACTAACAATTTTCCCAGTAAAAACAGCACCAGTGCTGACAATATCGCCGGTAGAAAGAGAACCAGTACTAACAATATTCCCAGTAGAAAGATAACCAGTGTTAATGATATTCGCGGTAGAAAGAGAACCAGTGTTAATGATACTGGCGGTAGAAAGAGAGCCAGTGTTAATGATACTCGCGGTAGAAAGAGAACCGGTGCTAACAATATTCGCGGTAGAAAGAGAGCCAGTGTTAATGATATTCGCGGTAGAAAGAGAACCAGGTATAACAACATTTTCACCAGTTCTTCCTAACATAATTTGATTATCCGCAGTAATTTGCGCTCCATAACCAATAGCAGTTGAATAATTAACGGCCAATTTATTATCAGTCATTGCTCCTAAAAAGGTATTATTAGACCCAGCATTGCTTTCACCGGAATTGGCGCCAATTGCTGCATTATTGCCCCCGGTAGTATTCAGTAGAGATGCTGTTCCAAGTGCCGAATTATTACTACCAGATACATTACGTAAAAGAGCATTAACCCCTAAACTAACATTGTAAGAACCTGTTGTATTTGTTGTTTCAGAATATGCGCCCACAGCAGTATTACATTGACCAGTTGTATTGGTTTGTAATGCGCCATACCCAAATGCTGAATTTTGTATTCCAGAATTCTTTTCTAATGCGCCTACGCCATATTTAGTAGAGGTTTCCATAATATATATATAATGGAAATAAAATATTATAAATAAACAAAAGCAAATAAAAAAGCAAATAAAAAAGCAAATAAAAAAGCAAATAAATTAGAATCTAAAATATAGAATCTAATCGATAAATAAGAATCCATCTTCCTTCATAATTTTCCTAACAAGTTTCTTTTGAATAGGGCCATTATAAATCTTGATATCCTCTAAAGTAGTGGTTGAATCTTTTATATCCTGGATGTCAAACATGCTGTTTATTTTTTTCAGCAAATCGATATCTAAATTCAAATTCAAATTCAAATTTGTTTCTCTTATCCAGTCATAAAAAGTCACATTATTTACATCCTTATTTATATCCTGATATTTCCGAAATAAAGCAATTGTATTAGGAAGAATAAAACAATTATTATTTATATTATAATCCGTCCCCGATAATACACAAATCTCTCTAAATTCTATTTGTGTCATATTCAGTTTCTGTAAAATGCCCTTGGTATAATACAACACCGCCGATTTATTTGTCAGACTCAGATAGCGTATTACTCGATTACATCCGTAAACAAATAAGTCCATATCTTCGCTTAAACATGCCCATGCTTTCTTCTTAATAACTAACAAAGCACATAGCTCATCCGCTTCTCCCGGTGCGTCATAATAAGTCGCACCATATGCGCGGATTAAATCCTTCACTCTGTCTATTTTCTCATGCGTCATGTAGACACATTGTTTTTTGAGTTGGTCCAGGTGTTCCCTTTTGACCGTGGTTGGCAAGGAGGCCAGTTCCTCTTTTAGTTTGTTGTATTCGATTTTGGCCGCTGCTTTGTCGTCTCGTCTTTTTTTCAGGAGGGCGTTTTTTTCAGGAGGCGGTTTTCCGTCAAATACGAAAATGGGGATAATATTGCTTTCTTTGAAAGTGGCGAGCATTAAATACATGTTTTCTAATAAGGTGTCCGTTGTTTCGTATTTATATAAATAGATGCTAATATCTACTGCGATTTTTTTGCCGGCAAGCTCTGATAGACCTATTTGCCAAATAGATTTATCACATTGTTCGCGCAATATGTTATTAAGAAATTTGATGCCCATAAGGTTGATTCGATATGATATATTATATCGAATATTATTAAATCAATTTTTTATATTCTAAATATATATGATGACCAAAAAACAGTATAAAAAACATAATAAACTAACAAAATCTAAAAGGGTTAATAAAGCGAATAAAAAATAGGCGGAGCATCTGAAGATAAACCTGATTTGAGAACATTTAATGGAGAAAATATGATATAAATACAGAAAAAGGGATAGACGCTTATCATCAAGCTATACGAAATTATCATAAAAATATAATTCCAAATCAAGTTCCAAATCAAGTTCCAAATAAACTAGCAGAAGATGAAGCTAAAGTTCCAAAGAAAAAATGGATGAAACCATTTATTATGGGTTCTGTGGGAATAGCATTAGGAATCGCCGTGTTGGTTACAAACTCTGATAAAAAGAATTGATTAAAAAGAATTGATTAAAAAGAATTGAATTAAAATTATATAAGCAATAAACGATATATAATTATACAATATGAATACTAGAAGTAACCTTAAACTACAACTAACAAAAGCAAGTCAATTGCTAGTCGATATAGATTTCGACGATGCTTCCAACGAATGGCATAAAAATAAAAAATCAATAGGAAACAGTCAATACAAGTATATATGTACTGTTATAACTAACAAAAGTTCAAACAAATCAAACAATCTTTGTAATAAGGTTTGTTACCAACTCTCGGATAAATGCTGGATCCATCGAAATAAATAGAAATTATCCCAACTCGCAAATAGTCATGCGAAGATTGTTAGTTAGAAAGGCGGAATTATTTTGACCCTTTTTATTTTGACCCTTCTTCTTATTTTTAATTTTCTTAAAAAACTCATTAGAACAATTAATTGCTTTCAGCATCCTAGGGCTCTTATATTTTTTCTCAATAAAATCGCAAAAACTATTTTGACTATTTGTTGTCTTTTTAAATTGAAGCAATTCAGTATTGTTCGTTTTACACCAAGACAAAAAACTTTGATAATTATAAATCAAAATAAGCGTAATTACATAATACGAAAGCACATTCGTGTCCTCTTTATACATGGTGTTGCGAACTGTTTGACTAATATCCGTTTTTTCATATAATTGATGATATTCCATATTCATAAATCCAAGCACTTTAACCAACTGAAAAAAAGAATAAATCATTTCCATATTGATAAAATATTCAGTATTTCCTAAAAATTCATCCAGTTCTCCCTTATTCTCGTGTTTTTTCTTAGTATTAAAATAGCTACAGAAAAGCACATTCATGATTCTAGCCCAAAATTCCGTATACGCTTCAAACAAATTGACTTCCGAATTCACCGGAAAAATAGACAAAATTCTAGCATGACACTCGCTCGTATTCATATCAGAAAAATCTAGCGCGAAATTATGGAATGTTTCATGTATTAAGACCTTAAACCATTCCTCCTTTCTAAAAACGACAATCTCGGAATTTGTCGGGCAAGACCGCGTAAAAGCGGTATTCACATTATTTTCATTCAGCGTCTGGACCGGCGAATCAGGTAGCTCTTTGGTTAGAGAGGTATGATAAATAAATATGGCCAGAGTTGTAGAGCATTTACGAGAAGCATATTCATTTGCTATGTGTAACCAGGTCAAAATATGCTCCGCATAAGTATTATATTTATGAACATGTGCTTCTGGATTTTCATCCTCGATTAAAAAATGGATTGTAATTGTTCGTTCGAGAAGCTGGAATGTATAAGTAAGCGAGCTTAAAGAATTATCATCGATATGTTTTCGCACTTCGAAGGGAAAAGCATCCGCATTGAAGGTCGTCGGCTTGGGTATTTGGCTAACATGGCCGATTCGAGTTATTTTTAATTTATAGAAGGAAGAACCCATTTGAGATTTATTATAACTAACAAAATTGGCGGCATCATCGATGTCATGAAATAAATGCTTAAATATAGTGTCAGTCGCCTTTGTTTGTTTTATGTGTGGCAAACAATTATATTTGTGAAAAAAAGAGATTAATTTTTTACTATTATTGGTTATTTTCATGATATATTGTATATATTGTATAATATATGGCTTTATTATATTTACAGGGTTATACCTAATTTATACCATAATTTACAATGTATAAAACATTGCTCTGTATGTTAGGTCGATCGGTCCGTCATCTAACAAGAATTGCTGAATAGGGGTGATTTCAGTGGTTTTTAACGCCTTGGCGTATATAGGTTGCGTATCATAAAATATGCTTTCATTTTGCGAGTTGAATGCTGTCAAATAGGCAAGATACCGCTTGCCCGCCTGGCAATGACAAGGTCGAACATACATGTATTTGTGTATCCTATCCGGTTCGGCCTCCTTATTCTCACAGCTACACAAAGAGTAGGTGCTGTATTCCCAATAAGGCGGAGTATCTTCAAACTTAAAGAAGTCGCAGCAGTCAGGACTATTTATATATTCCTCTGTATATAATCGCCGATATGTCACAATATCCTTTTTATCAATACACTCTTGCATTCTACAAATAAGTTGATATGCGGTGTCTTCTTTTAGGTCATCAATCACCGGATTTCCTTCAGAGTCAAAGCATAACATGTATTGACCGGGCACAAAAGGATAAGAATTAGTCGGCTTAATATCGGCTTCGAGTGGATTCATTGTTTAAATATAGTATGTGTTATTAATACTGTATTTAAATAGTAAACATTATTATTCAATTTTATTTTGAATCAACTAACAAATGGCGGAATAAAGTAATTGTATTTAAAACAACTTAAAGACAATTTAATAACTTAATATTAGCATCTATGTATCTATATATCTATATATCTCTTATATAGGAGGCTTAGCCAGCTTTCCACGAATTATCATCAGCGTATCAAACAATTCCGGCTCCTGACCGCGTCTAAAATGCTGTAATTTCGCATTCTTGGTCGCGACCAATAGAGCCTTCAGGTCGTCGTTTTGCGTGAATTTCGCCTCCTGAGCGTCACTCATCTCCTTTCTCGAGCGCCGCATAAAGAAATCCGGGTCAATCATCACTTCTTTCGGTCTTATCAAAACGCCGCCCGACTTCCCAGTCTTACCACCAGCACCCTTCGCCATTACCGGGTCCTTGGACAAATCCGTCCCCGAATCTGCCGCAAATTGTAAATAAAATTCCGGATTATTCTTTTTAAATTTGGAACCCTGGTAGTAATGCTCTACCGAATTCCATTTATGATTATCTAATGTAAAAGGTGCGACCCAAAAATTCGATAACTTCTTCCGCCAGTCCGGTATCGAATTCAATTCCGCAAATTCATTGATTGTGTCCTCTGGTATTTTTTCACCCGAGCCTTTGCCCGGCCGCGCATTCACCGATTTCGAATAAAACTGAAACACAATGTTGTCATCATATAAATTTAATATTTTCGATTCACTTAGTTCGTCGAATACGGCGGCCTCTTTACGAATACCTGTTATATCGCCTCTAAATGCTTCAAATTCAGGTATAAAACTGAATATCCCCGCGTTTTTTTCCATACACTTATCGGCTATCATTCTTTTGATGTCATAGGGTAGCTCAGTAAAAGAATAAATCATTTTTTTCTTGTATCCAACTATCAAATAATGTGAGCCTGTATGGTCGACGATTATATAAAACTCCGGTTTAAATTCCCCCCTGCTTTCTATAATCGGATCCACTGCTCCGCCACACTGCATCACATTATTAAAATCGCCACTTTTATAAATCTTACTAGACAGGATGATTATTTTAATGTTCAAAATTCGCTCCAATGTATTTATCGCCCATACATCTGCCCAAAAATCACAAGTCTTCATCACCTTTTTCAATTCGGCTAAATTATTTATATCCTTCATAAAATTAAAATCCTTCATATTTTCCTTCGCATAATCGTATTCCTGTTTCAACTGTTCAATAGCCTTTTTCTTTTTTAATGCGGCATCTCGAATTATTAATTGCTGCTGTCTATCTATTGTTGTCGCCATTTTCGCCTTCAGCTCATCATATTCCTTTTTCTCCTTAATAAAGGCGGATTTCGTTTCTACCATTTCGTTCGAAAACATGGAGTAATTTTGCTTATACATATTGTAATTTTCTTGTTTCGCGTCGTCTGCGATTTTTTTCCTTAATTTATCCACTGTAGTGTCTTGCCCAATGCTGTGAAATGCGTCTCTAATAGTGGCAAATAAACAATCCCCGTTTCCTTCATTATCTGTAATAGTGTAATTCTTATTTTTCATATATCGTTGTATCCATATATCATCCGCCTTTTCATGATACTTTTCTCGTATATCAGTTGCTTGTTTTGGCGATTCGTTGTGTAACATTTTCGGTATTGTGGCGCCCAATCTGGGAGTAAAAATATCGCGTCTAATATGGGGAATTTCAATAGCAGGTGATGCGGATGCGGATGCGGATGCGGTTGCTTTCTTCTTTTCCTTGCTCTTTTTCGTAGGAACCTCTATTTCAATGTCTTCCGATTCCTTGTCCGATTCCTTGTCTGATTCCTTGTCTGATTCTTCTAAATCATTCTTATCAGGCACCATTCTAAGCTTATTAATCATAGCCTCAGTAGTAAAAGTATAAATCAATGGTTCCTCAAACCTTTCCAGGTCCAGATCGCCAATTTCATCTCTATAAGCTAACAAATTAGTAGATAGTATTTCATATACCCCAATTTGAATTACTTTATTATTGTGTTTTACTAAATAAACCGGAAAATAGGTTATATTTTTATCAGCAAATGTATTTTTCGGATTTCCAATTGCGATTATTACATTTATACCCTTTATCATCACTTGGTATAAACTTGTCTCCTTACTTAGATCATCCGGGTCGACTTTTTTAAGTTCTACATAATTAACAGTATTGTCTATTTTAGATACAACCATGATTTGTATATAATATATAAATTAATATTATTTTCCACCTTTTCCTCCGGATAGAGCAAAGCTGGATGCAAAGCTGGAACCACTATTGTAGTGTTACCAAAGCGAATATGGTAAGGTGGATGAATTAAAATATTAAGTAACCCTTCATCTTCGGGTCCTCTAACAATTCCGTCATATACGCCCACATTTTATGCCGCTTTTCCACTATTTCGTAGTTCTCTGGGCTATTTTCAAAATTTACAATGTTGGTAATGATATCTTGTTTTTTCAACGCTTTAATGCTCTTGATTATCCCGTAATATTGGCATATTTTCATTAAATCCTTCAATTTATATTCCTCACTATAGTAAAACGCATGATTACCCAAATAAAAATCCCTTTTAATAAAGTAGCTAAGCTCACTTGAACTAATAACATTATCATTTGTATTGATATTAATATCAATATCGTATTCTTCTGTCGAAAATTCAAGCATCATTTGTTCCAATTCTAGACTATTATCTTTCGCTACATCTACATCTGACTCTAAATCCTCAAAAAAAAAGGTAATATTATCTTTTTGTAAATCCATCGTTATATTATTAATATTATTCTATAATAATATTAAACTATTTTTTTAACTTGTTTTAACACTTGTTTTACATTTCATCCATTACATTTCATCCATTACATTTCATCCATTACATTTCATCCATTACATTTCATCCATTACATTTCAACCATTACATTTCATCCATTACATTTCAACCAGGTCCATACACTTAAATATCGACTTGTTCGACAAGCTCTTATAATCCTTCGCCTTACTCTTCGCAAACCCCGTTATCAACTTGACAATAGTTAGACCATTAATGATGTATAAATCCTTATCATATTCTTTCGACTCTTCCACGGTTCTTATAATTTCCTTGTTAAACAAAATCGCCATGTTTTCCGTAATCTCATCCACTTCAAATTTTTTATCCGGCATGTTAATGTAATCGAACATCGTTCTTAACAAGGAAACCAACATATTATACATAGAAAATCTTGACAGAAGCCCGTTTATCGCCAAATACACAAACAACTGACTGGTCAATTTACGCTTCTCATTAACCACATTCATGTCGCAAAACTTGTCATAATCTTTATCCGGATCGAAATATTTCATGTCCTTAAATAAATCCAAATATTTTTGGAAATGGTTATCAATCGACCGCCTGAGCCACGCATAAGTTCCCAATAAATCAGAATATAGGTCCGCATATAATTTCAACAATGTCTTGTTGCTCAAAACAATGTCCAGCATAACATCTCCGATTCGCTCCGTCAAAATAGTTTGCTCCAACTCTTCTGACATAATCTCGTCCAATGCGCTCGTAATCTGTTCCCTAATAATCAAATATTTGTCCTTGGTCAATTTACTCATCGCCAATTTCAGCTTGTCGATTAGCGCGTCCAAACCACTCTTGTGGTCTATTTTAGTAGCCTGAAATGACCGAATCGAATCCCAATCTTCGTTACTAACTTCCATCCCCTTATTACCCTTTCTTCGCCTTTTATCCAACTTGTAACCCTGGTCGTCTGATAAACTAGTATCTTTGACCTCGACAGGCTCCTTCTTCTGAAAAACATTGCTATTTATAAACGCGCTAGAACCTATTTGACCTGTCAAATAATTTAACATATTTATGGTTTCATCTGGTAACAAATAGTCGAAACCAGCGAACATAATAGTGTTCACCTGCTGTAAAGTATATGATTTGATTTGTGAATTGCTCATATTAGACTATATTACTTATATCATATAGTCTAATATTTATATCAATTTTTTATTTAATATAATACTATATTAAATAAACTTAAAACTAACATCCTATATTATACTATAATGACCGAAGAAAATAAAATTTCCGATCCACAGCTAGAAGACGATACCATTGAACTGATAAATCAATGGGATGATTTGGATGTCGACTCAAATATTCTAAGAAGCATTTACGCATACGGTTTTGAAAAACCGAGCCCTATTCAGCGCAGAGGAATTAAGCCTTTGGTCGATGGCCGCGATGTAATCGGGCAGGCGCAATCCGGGACAGGCAAAACGGCGACATTTTGTATCGGCGCCCTTTCTAGAATCGATTTGACAAAAAACACAACTCAGGTTTTAATCATGAGCCCTACTCACGAGCTAACGCGCCAAATCACCAAGGTGATGACCGCACTATCCTCAATGATGTCGGGTATTCGAATTAAAACTATTATAGGCGGTTCATCGATCGACGAAGATGTGACCTTTATGCGCGATTCCAATCCTCATGTTATTGTCGGGTGTCCGGGAAGAGTATATGACATGATAAGACGCCGGCATATTAACGCAACGACTATTAAAATGGCAGTCCTCGATGAAGCAGATGAAATGTTATCACAAGGATTTAAGGAGCAGATTTACAATATATTTCAACACTTTAATAAGGATGTACAGATTGCGCTATTTAGCGCGACATTGCCGGCAAATATTTACGCACTTACCGATCAGTTTATGCGAAACCCTGTTAAGATTAAAGTCGCCGCAGAGCAGCTGACGCTAGAGGGCATCAAGCAATATTTTGTCGCAGTCCAGGATGACCCTCAAAAATACGCGACTCTTAAAGATTTGTATGGTGTTATTTCTACAGCGCAGTGTATTATTTATTGTAATAGCGTGAAGCGAGTTATCGAGCTTTATGAGGCGATGGTAGAAGACGGGTATCCGGTTTGTTGTATTCACAGCAATCTAGATCATGAAGCAAGAAAGAACGCGATTTCGGATTTTAGTAGTGGGGCCGCTCGATTTTTAATTTCCTCTAATGTTACGGCGAGAGGAATCGATATTCAGCAAGTTAGTATCGTGATTAATTTTGATTTGCCGCGCGATGTCCATACTTATATCCACCGTATCGGGCGAAGTGGCAGATGGGGTAGAAAAGGAACTGGTATTAATTTCATTACAAGACGAGATGTAGCGCAAATTAAAGAGATTGAATCATATTATCATTGTCAAATTGACGAATTGCCTGCTAATTTAGTAATTAATTCTTAAATAATCCATTCTTAAATAATCCATTCTTACATAAATTCTTAAATAAATTCGTAAAATAAATTTTAATATATTCTATTTTACAAATAAATGGAATATTTCTTTAAAGGAGACCCGGCGACCTTGTCTCAAAAAAAGGTAGAAGTCAATGATATATTTAAATTGCCTATTTGTTTCAACTCGCAAGTTAAAATACTTAAAGATGAAATTATTGATGATTTAGAATTAAAAAAGACCAATGTTAGCGAAGCTTTAAATGTTAGCGAAGCTTTAAATGTTAGCGAAGCTTTAAATGTTAGCGAAGCAGAAGTAGAAGTTAAGGAAACATATGATAAACCAATTTATAATCATGTGTTTAATCCCACCAACTCTTTAGGAAACCGAATCTTAGAAATTCTGCCATCGTATTACACCACAGATGTTCGGTTTTTAAAAGATAACCAAACATTGATAACAAGTCTTTTACACAAGGATTTAAACGAATTCGACCTATCCGATTTCGAAATCGAAGAAACCATTAACGCATGGAATGAAATTAAATCCGAAACCGGGTTCTGTGAAAAATATTTATATATCGACTGGGACTTTGCTAAAAATCTAAACAATAACCCATTATTTTTACATCTTATGAGCATTTATAACATCGCATCTCCAATATTATCTTTATGTCTACCCATATTTATTTTAATTGTTCCCTTTTTTGTAATAAAATTCAAGGGATTAGACATTAATATCAAAGATTATACGGAGGTTTTACTGGATTTAATACAAAATCACGCCATCGCGAAAATATTCACGAGCTTTCACGATGTAGATTTCGGTGAAAAAATATATTTACTTGTTTCTGCCGCGTTTTATTTATTTTCAATATATCAAAATATATTAACTTGTATACGATTTTATTCTAATATGAAAAAAATACACGATTACTTGGACAAATTTAAGAAATATATTTCATATACCATAAAAACGATGGAGCACCATTTAGTCAACTCTGGTAACCTAACAACCTTTTCCGAATTCAATGATTCTATCGTAAAATATCAAACTATTTTATATAAAATTAGCGAAGAAATAGCGGAAGTTAGTTCATTTACATTTTCCTTTTCAAAGATTACTGAAATTGGCCACATCATGCATCTATTTTATCAAATATTTGACAATACTGATTATAATGAAGCATTCCTGTATTCATTCGGATTTAATGGGTATTATAATTTACTGAGCGGGTTAAATATAAATATTAAAAATTCCAAATTAAATAAGACAACTTTTATAAAGGCGATTATTAAGGATTCAAAAAAATCAAAAAATAAGAAGAATAAGAAGAATAAGACTTTAAGCGACTCTACAAGCAAACCCCTTTTTAAAAAAATGTATTATCCTAAATTTATTAATGAATCGAAAGTCATCACCAATGATTGTAATTTAGACAAAAATATGATTATAACCGGACCTAACGCATCAGGCAAAACGACGCTTATTAAAAGCACCATGATAAATATATTGTTATCCCAGCAAATAGGATTTGGATGTTTTGAAAGTTTAGAATTGTGCCCTTATGATAATTTTCATTGTTATTTAAATATTCCTGACACCTCTGGAAGAGATAGTTTATTCCAAGCAGAGGCAAGGCAGTGTAAAGAAATTATAGATTGTATCAATGAAAAGAAGGAAGAGAAGAAAGAGAAGAAAGAGAAGGAAGAATCCCATTTCTGTATTTTTGATGAATTATATTCAGGAACAAATCCTGAGGAAGCTGTTTCAAGCGCGAAAGGGTTTTTACAGTATATTGTAAAAAATGACAATGTAACTTGTCTTTTAACAACGCACTATATTAAATTATGTAAAAAAATGGAGAAAAATGACCGGATTCAAAATTTTAATATGAAAACGGTAAAAAAAAATGACAATTTTGAATATACTTATCTATTGATTGAAGGTATTTCCAAGATCAAAGGGGGGTATAAGGTTTTAAAAGATATGAACTATCCTAAGGAAATATTGTTGGATTTTTAAAATGTTGGATTTTTAAAATGTTGGATTTTTAATGAGGTGTTAAAATCAAATAATTCGTAGTATTTATTATTAAAATATATTATCATGTTTTAATAATGGCATTTAACGATTTATTGAGCACCTCATTTTTATTTAGCGTAGCAATTATTATTATTTTAATTGGCGGTATATTCGCATATGTTAGTTATAGAATGTCCGAGCAGGACCATAAAATTACCTCTATGGTGGGATTAATTTCTACCATGGCAGAGGAATTACAATTCTTTAGAAGTAAATTAAGCGCTCGCGATGCGTTGTCTCCGGAGACAACTTCAACCAATCACATTATTTCCATTTTAAATCCAAATAATTTAGCAACCGAAATAATCGATCCAGTTAGTTTAATCTCTGTTTCTGACGACGATGCTGAATCTGAATCTGACGACGAATCTGAATCTGAGTCTGACGACGAATCTGAATCTGACGAATCAAATGGGGATGACGATGAATGTGAATTAGACGAATCAAATGGCGACGACGATGAATGTGAATTAGACGAAATTGTCGATTTAGAGGCTCCTATGTCGCTAATTCAAAGCATCGATATAAATCAAGGCTCTGAAACTGATAATATTAAATCAATTCATTTAGCAGAACCAATCGATTTGATTGTCTCTAATCATGACCACTGTATAGAACATTATGCAAACGATTTAAAGACTATTTCCATCACAGATTTAGAGGATACTAACAAAAAACCAGAATACAAGAAAATGTCTCTCCCCAAACTTAAAGAAGTTATTGTAGAAAAGGGTATTGTTGCAGACCCTTCTAAATTAAAAAAAAACGACATATTGAAATTGTTAGGTGATGAATAATTTTATCTATTATTAGTATAACATGAACTCTTTTGATTCTAAAAAATATTATACGATTACCCCTGTGAATCCTAAAGAGGCGTCGTGGCAGCAAGACGCCGTCATTAATAATAAAATTCATGCGGAATCAGGAATTACTTCTAATTGGAAATATAGGCAATATATTCAAAACAACGCAAATCATATAATGAAATACAATTCGATGGAATACATATATGCTTCTGGTAATAATCCATACTTTCAAAGCAGTGAAACACCGATTGACACTAATGTTCCTCATAGATTTTCATCACTACACGATCCCAGCTATCCTAATTACGGGGGTAACAACAGTGATTTAAAACAGGATTTTCTAAAAAAGCAGCAAATGACCAGTCGAATGATATCGCCGGCATATTCTACAATACAAAATAATAAAAAATAAGATTTGTAAAATAAGATTTGTAAAATAAGATTTGTAAAAACAATATAATAATTACTTTATACTTATTATATTACC